AGGCAAGACTCTTGGTCTGAAGATATCTTAAATATGGATTCTATTTTGATAGGAGGGGATGATTTTAGGTTTTGGTCTGATGTTTTTAATAATTTAAAATGCTTAGAAGCAGAAGCAGAGTCTTTAGTTATTGCTAAATATGCTAGAAATAATTTTTTAGCCCTAAAAGTTTCTTTTTTTAACCAGTTGTACGATCTTTGTCAAAAGCTTGGAGTGGATTACGACGAGGTTAGGGAACACACTACTGCAGATTATAGAATAGGGGACAGTCATTCTTTTATCACTGAAGAGAGAGGATTCGGAGGTCATTGTTTCCCAAAAGATAGTGCTGCACTAGTAAAGACTTCCGAAAAATATGGTAGTTTTTTATCTATAATGGGTTGTGCTAGAGCTTATAATCAGAGTATAAGGGAGAAGAAATGAAGAATGTTTTCAAGATATTAGCCCGAGAAGAAGGAGTTAAGACAGATAATCTTAAAAAAATACTTTGTCCTTTGGGTGAGGTTGAAGTTATTTTAGATACAGAGGAGGATATAGAAGGTTATACTGGTATGACTGGAAAGTGGAAGCTTAAGACTACAGCTTGGGATATCTTATTTAAAGATCTTAAAGAGGAGTATACTTGGGTTATTGAGGATGATACCGCTTTTAATGAACAGACGATAAAAAATATTTTAAATAGCTTTGCTTCTAACGAAGCAGAATTAATATCAAACTGGATATGCACAAAATATGAACATGTCTGTTGGGGTTGGTGGCATTTAAATCATCATTTTAAAAGCACTGAGCTTTGGCATTCATTAAATTGTTTTTGTAGGGTATCCCCTAGTCTTATTAAAAAAGTCAAACAGTATAGAGATAGGTATAATAAGTTTCTTTTTCACGAAATGTTGTTGCCGTCTCTAGCTGAGACAAAAGTGGACTTTAGAAAACATGGATTTGAAAGCTATTTTAAGAATAATAATTTTAATTGGTCTATGCCAGCGGTGCGTTTAGATAGGATTGTGGGTAGTAAAGTATATCATCCTGTCAAATCAGACAAGAAGCATACAGAAATTTGTAATTATGAGTAATTTAGGAGGTTGGTCAATTTGTCAAGGGGTATTCTCTTGGATCAGGAGTAATATACCAGAAGGTTCCACGATATTAGAATTTGGTAGTGGTAGGGGTACTATAGAGTTAACAAAGTATTACAATGTTTATTCTGTAGAGCAGGATTCTCAGTGGTTAGGCTTAGCGGAGAAGGCAGAATACATACATGCTCCAATCAAAGATGGGTGGTATGATGCAGATATTTTATTTAAAAACCTACCAGAAGAGTATGATTTAATTCTAGTAGATGGGCCGAAAGGTTCTGGGAATAGAAGGGGCTTAGCTAAACATTGGGATAAGTTAAATACAGATGTGCCTATTATAATGGATGATACAAATAGAGCTAAGGAGTTTTCATTTGCTCTAGAGGCATCTAACGCTATAAATAAAAATATAGAATTCCTAACTGGAGTGGGGAAAAGTTTCGCAATAATAAAATAATGAACAAATACACTTATTATAGTAAGGTGGTCGAAGTAAAACATGCGTTAGGTCAGAGAGTGCCAGCTATCACAATAGCTATACTCAAGAGTAACGGCAACACGGTAGCTAGTCAAACCCACAAGGTTACTCCATCGAAGGTAGAGTCATTTGAGAATGGAGATATGGGTGCGGATGAACTAGGTGTAAAAGGCTGGATATTGGACCCAGCAGATCATTATTCTGGCTACGCAGAGAAAGACTCTAGTTTTAGTTTGGTTTAAAATAATATGATAAAATTAAATTTTGATCGGTCCATGATAGATGAGGCTATTAAAAAAGCAGAAGAATTAGGCTCTATTAATAACTCTATCACATCAGGCAGAGGTAACTTAGCTGGTTACTTAGCTGAGATTGCGTTAACAAAGCATTTAGGTTGCAAGAATATATCTTGTGATAAAGGTAGAGATAAATATGACTATGATCTAATCAAAGATGGCCGAAAAATAGATGTCAAAACAAAGAGGAGAACTGTAGATCCAAAGCCTTTTTTTGAAGTATCTATAGCGGGGACGAGTAAGCACCAAAAAACAGATACTTACGCTTTTATTTCTATAACTTTCAAAGAGAAAAGGGGTATGGGCAGTCAAGCGCAGTATTATGGAGTAGAATCAATATGGTTATGTGGGTTTATGTCTAAAGAGGATTACTTTGATAAGGCGATCTTCTGGAAGAAAGGGGCTGTAGATCCGTCTAATGGTTTTAAAGTTCATGCGGATATGTATAACATGCCTATAAGTAGCTTAGGAGAATCAATATGAAAGAAGCAAAGAGTGATCAATTTAAACCGAAGCTAATACCCGAAGATATAGGAGATTATATCGATTATAATCCAGAGACGGGAGTTTTAACCTGTAAACTTAATAGGGGGCAAAGGATAAGAGTTAATCAAGTCACGGGTTGCAAAGGGAAGTTCTACACCCATATCATTTTCAGATGGCTAAATTATCCTGCTCACAGAGTATGTTACTTTCTTCACACTGGCGTGGACCCAAAAGAAATGTATGTTGACCATATAGATGGAGATGGTCACAATAATAAATTTTCAAACCTTAGATTGGTTACCAAGAAAGAAAATTCACGGAATAGTAAGCGACCAAGCAATAATAGCTCTGGTGTTACTGGGGTTAGTTGGCACAAATTAAAGTCAAAATGGCAAGCTCAATTAACTGATAATTACAAAATCAAACACCTCGGTACTTTTGATAATTTTGACGAAGCTGTAGCGGTTCGTATAGCAGCAGAGCATAGATTCTACGGTAAACATAGGAATGATCACAATGATAAATACAAAATTACCCCAGAGATGTTAGAATGGGGCAAAGAGTATTTAGAGGATTTACTCAAAGATATTTCTTGATAATACTTACATTAAGGTTTAGAATAATAAAATGGAGTCGCTTAGAAGACTAGTAGTTTATCAGGGAGTTACTTATCCTGATTATGAAATGGATTTTTATACCTCAAATGTTTATAGTAAGAGATTTAAAGATAGAATTGTGAAACCCAGACTACGAAGCGGTTATCTTCATTTTCACATGTCAAACGGTTTAAATCCCGGAGAACACCAATTCTTAGCAGAAACATTTCCTGATCTTTTATCCAAATCTCCTCTAGTATCTCATTACGATTTAAAAATAGGTCAGGACCGACATGAATTAAAAACCCCAACGGATTTTACTTTTCTTTGCAATATGATATGCCCTGATCACATTGATAACAACAGAACCAATAATCATCATACCAATCTAATGATTGCGACTCAACATGAGAATCTCATTAAGTGTGGGCCTTTTAAGGGTAAGAGATATAAGGGCATAACGAAAACAAAATGCGGAAAGTATAGAGTTAGAGTTAAATGGGAAAATATACTAGATGAAAATGGCAAATATTTTTACATCTCTAAAAACTTTACAATAGAAGAAGAAGAAGCAGCATTAACATATAACACAATGCTAGAAGAAGCTCTACTTACTATTTGGGGGCCAGATCTAGGGCCAAAGATGTATGATTTTGCTTATAAGAATGTAATTGAGACTCCTGTTCAAGAACAATTAATACTTAGGTAATATGAAAGTAAAAAAAATTTACGAAGAGTTCTCTATTATAATGGGGGCAATCATTATAGGCGTCCCACTTGGTTTATTTGTGGGAATCGTATGTTGGATTAAGTTCCCCTTCGCTGTCTATAGAGAAGCGAGAGCTAAATTAGCCATAAGAAGGATACAAGAAGCTAAAGAATTTCTAGAAAAGCATGGGCAAACCCAAAAAACCCAAGATATCTGGGAAAAACATATTCAAAGAATGGAAGAAAAAAAATATCATGACAATTGAAAACGTTATAACAATGCTGGAAGAGACCACTAATGATCTCAAGGATACTTTACGCAGAAAAAGTTCCGATTATACTGGTGGAGAGAAGAGCCAAGACCCTTTTGCTAACTTTAGAGCGACAGAGGTCTTAGATATCGATCCTATTGTGGGTATTATGATGAGGATTATGGATAAGATCCAGAGAATCCGGTCATTTACAAATGATGGGGAGTTAAAGGTGTCAAACGAGAGTGTTTATGACGCTTTTGACGATATAATCGGTTACACAGTGCTTGCTAAAGCTATGACACAGGAAAAAAGACAAAAAACTACCTCCATAACTCATTGATTACTAGTATTTTAAGATAAAAAGACTTTTTAATACAAAAAAAGCCTTGCTTCAGGGTGTTCTTTGACCATAATCGCCTCGTTATGGAATTTGAACACCCTATTTTTATTACGCCAGAGCAATACGAGGAGTATCAGACTATTATGGCTGAACTGAATGATATTGCTGAGCAGGAGACTGGAGATCCTCAACCTAAAGATCTCGGTCATGAAAATAATCTATTTTTAAATCAAAAAAAAGTTGACCAAACCAAATCCAATCACTAAACTACAGACAGTCATGAGTAATACAGCAAAGCAAGGTCGGGGACGCCCCAAAGGTTCCACATCATTCGTCAGAGTCAGCATCAATGACCTCATTGATCAGTTCGGACAGAATGCAAAAGTTATGGTTAGTAAGAAGTTCCTTGAGCAGATGGGCTTCGACTTCGAACCTAAACCAGCAATGACAATCTCATCTATCACTGATGAGCCAGAAGCAGAAGAGACAATCCAATTCAACGTTTACCAGTAATGAAAATGTTTTCTAAATTAGTCGGTCAGCCAGAGGTCAAGTCCCAGCTTTCCTTTTACGCTCAAGCGGAGAAGGCTGGGTCTATCATCCCACCCATCATGCTTAACGGCTCTAAAGGCTTAGGTAAGACTGAGTTTGCCAAGCATTTTGCTGTAGGTATGGGTAAGAAGCTTGTAGAGATCAACTGTGGTTCTATTAGGAATGCAGGTCAGTTTCTTGAGCAGGTGTTTATGCCAGCTATTGCAGGTCAGGAAGTATCAGTCCTCCTCGATGAGTGCCATGCTCTACCTCAAGACCTTGTAGATATATTCTTGACAGTGTTTAATGTTGAGGGTGCTAAGAGTAAGACTGTGAACTTCGGGGAAAGTGGATTTGCCACATTTGATTTCACCAAACAGAACTTCTTGTTCGCCACTACAGAGTTAGATAAGATCTTTGCTCCTCTCAAGGATAGAATGACCATTGTTGATTTTCAACCATATACTCCACAAGATCTCAAGCATATTATTAAGAATAAAAAAGATTGGATTGGTTATGATCCTACTGTTCTGAATGAAATTGCATCGAGTGTTCGGGGTAATGCTAGAAGTGCAGTTAAGAGAGTTTTAGAGATTAGCTCATATTGCAACATCAAGAAGATTGATTTTATTGATAAATCAGCTTGGGCAGGGTTAAAGAAAATCCTTGGCATCAGACCATTCGGCCTTAGTAATATCGAGGTGCAGATCCTCAAGACGCTAAGCTCACATGGACCCAGTAGCCTCCAAATGCTTTCTGCTGTAACCGGGATGTCGAGGTCAGCCCTACAGAGGGACGCTGAGAACGGACTCCTCAAGGATGGGTTTATGACTATCGAGGGTAAGCGCATGATAACACCTAAAGGTAGGAAACTACTCAAAGAGCTGGTATGAAATATGTAGTATCATCTTGGGGCAATGGGATATCTGTTGCTCTAATCGGCCCACCTGAGGAAGTTCGAAGTGATGCTAACCTAGCTCACAATCTATTCAATGCTAGCTTCAAGAGCGATTTCATGAATGGTCGCATCAACTTCCCCGGTCTTCGAACCTTCTATAGATTCCTGATCTACAAACACGCATTGCCCTATATGGACGAGTGTGCGTGTAGTCTTCGACCAGCTATGGTAGGAACCAAAGCAGAGCTAAAGGCTCACAGGATCGAGAAGAGGAACTTTATGAGGGAGTACCAATCCTCTAGGTCAGTATATCAAATAGGATCACACAATGATGGAGACTTTGGTTACTATTATGAAGATTAATTATTAATTGTTCGTTTGAAATTATAAAAACCACGTCATTTGCAACAATATACTTGACCAGCCACGTATACCCCCATAACACCTACCCAATGACACACACAACCATACCACTCAATCACCATCTATACCTTATACAATATAAGAAAGATACAAGTCAATATAGAGGGGAATAGAAACAGAATGATCGATAAAATAAAATGCATGGAAGTTGATTATGGATTGGCCATATTAATTATATTTAAATAATAAAAAGTCTTTTTAAATAATTCTCGTTAATTTTCCTTGATTTTATAGGGATTTAGCGGCACACTCTTGGACGTGGACACTATAGTATTCGTAACATTTTTTGCATGGGGGTTGTATATGGCGATCACCAGAGACAGCAGATAAAGATCAAAATAATAAAATAAATGGATTTTCGCTCAGGGGTAAATACAAAAAGTTTTTAAAAAAAGCTGCAGGTCGCGGCATATGCCCCAAATAAGAATAAAAAAAAACAAATAAGAGCAACCTCGCCCCACCAGCCACGTTCGCAGGTCGTGTGATATCGCC